GATATTAGTTTACAACATAGAAAGTATTATACTTATTATAATAACTTAATTGGCAGTACTCACGGAGACGGTGCTAAATGGGATTTATTACCATTACTAATGGCAGATGAATGTAAAGAATGGAGTGAAACTAAATACAGATATATGTTTGCACACCACGTTCACCACAAAGTAAGTAAAGATTTAATTGGTTGTAGTTTAGAAAGTTTAAGAAGTCCATCACCAGCAGATAGTTGGCATCATAAAATGGGATATACTTCATCTAATAACCAAGCAATTGAAGGTTTTATCTTCTCTAAAAACAATGGCCAAGTAGCTAGAATTACACATTTATTTTAGAATTAACATTTAATTGTTAATAAAGTTTTTATAGTGTTTTGTAATTTGTATTATAATTATATATATATTTACATCATAAACTTAAAAATTATGAAACAATCAATTATAGAAAACGGAACAAAAAAATATTTAGTTCAATTTATTGGAAAACCTTATTTAATACCAAGTTTTGAAGATTACAAAGAAAGTTTTATTAATAATGAAATTTACAAAGTTTTTAAAATGAATAATGGAGAAATTGTTATTGAAGGAAAGTTTGTAAATGAATTAGATAATGTAAAAACTTGTAAAAGAAGTTTTATTGCATACAATAAAGAATTTTATAAAAATAATTTTAAATATATAAACAAATAAAACAAACAATTATGAGCAGAGAAATATCATACACAACAAGAACCTTTTACGTACCAGCAGAGAAAATAGAAACGCTGGTAAAGTTTCAAGGCAAATGCAAAGAGAATGGACACAAATCTTATTCTGAAGTATTACTTAGTTTAATGGAGAAATATAATGAGCAATGATACATTATCCTCATCCACACAACGAACAGCACCACAACGATAATATTAACAATTGGTGGGCATACGAGACTAACAGATACTTGCAGGATAGATTACGCAACTTAGTAATAAGAGCTAACTGGAACAAACGTATTATCTGTAGAATACACCTAACAGCAAATGATTTAGAAATACATCAACATAGGTTTGAAAGGTTTATTACACAATTAGAAAACATTGACAAGCAATTAAAAACAATTGCAATGCAATACAACGAAAAAAGAATGAATAAATTAAAAACTATATTTACTAAAATTAAAAATTATGAAAATTAAAGAATTAGCACAAAAATATGATTTATCAAAAGATGACTTTTGGGAATTAAAAAGAGGTACAAGAAGTATGTGGATTATTACTCACGATGCTTGTGAAAAGATAGCAGCAAAAGAAAACATACAATTTGGCGCGCCAACTATATACAGAGATAGCAACCAAGATGTTGCAATAGTAGGAGATGCAAAACGTGGTAACAAAGTTATTTGGAGTACTGGTGAAGCATCACCTAAGAACTGTAAAGCTCCTTATATGTTTGCAATGGCTGAGAAACGTTTAAAAGATAGATTAGTACTAAAATTAATTAACGCTTACGAATATGGTATTTATTCAGATTCTGAAGCTGATAACTTTAAGAAACAATGATAGAAACAAATATTACAGAATTAGCTACTCTTATTATGACAAGCATATTTTTTGGAATCGTATTAGCTATGGCAATCAATACCTATTCAAAATAAATTAAAAACTATATTATGAAAAAGAATCACTTGAGTTACTCGGCTTTATGTCAGTTTAAGAAATCTCCTAACCATTTACTTGCTTACTGGAACAAAGAATTAAAAACTACAGATGCAATGCAATTTGGAACTTTAATACACAAGATGTTATTAGAGCCAGATACATTTACAAAAGAGTTTGCAATCTTTGAAGGTGCAAGGCGAGCTGGTAAACAATGGATTGAGTTTAAAGAACAAAACGAAGGCAAAACACTAATTAAGCAACAAGAATTAGATGATGCAAATAAAATAATTAACAACGCTATGTTGCATCCAGTACTTACTGAAATGATGCAAAATAAAGTAGATACTGAAATTAAGTTAGAGTGGCAACATAAAGATGTTAATTTTAAGGGCTTTGCAGACCTTCTAACAACGTTTAATGGTAGAAAGTGTATAGTAGATATAAAAACTACTAATGATGCTGGAAAACGCTTTGAACGTGATTTATACTATAATGATTATAAAATGCAGTTAGCAATGTATCAAGACCAATACGATAAAGATACAGATGCTTACATTGTAGCAATAGAAACTACAACACCATTTAATGTACAGATATATAAATTAGATGATAGTTTATTATTTAAAGGTTGGATGGATTACGATTATTATACAGATAAATTCAAAGAATGGAACGGAGAACCTCAGGGCTATCAAAATTCAATAGTAGAAGTAAAAATAGAAACAGAAGAAATATTATGAAGAAGTTAGCAATAATAGGTGGTTTATCTTTAATGACTGCTGGTGCAACTAATATGATTATGCACAAACAAAAGTTAAATTTAAATCCTAATACATTTGCTATAGCTACAGGTAGTTTTTTTGTAGCTGTAGGAGTAACATTTAAATTTTAATGATTAAAAAAGAATGGCATTGGATGCCAGATTATAAACAACAAAAACAAATAACAATGGATAAAAAAGAAGAAACAATATATTGTGGAAGTGGTAAAGTTATGAATCCTAAATGGTTAAAAGTAACTATTAATCCTACTAAAATCGCTGATTACATACAAGAGTATAATGGCAACAAATTCATCAAACTAAATATTAATTTAAAAGATGAAGCTGACCAATATGGTAAAGATGTTAGTATTAGTGTAGATACTTGGAAGCCAGATGCTGAAGCACCTAAAGTTGAAGCAAGTAATACTTCAAACGATTTACCCTTTTAAGTATTATGAAACAATCAAAAATCTTAACCGCATTGGGTTTGAGTTCGTTAGATGTACAAAATATGTTGATGAACGGACAAACGATGCCTGAGATAGCAAAGAAGTATAATATTACTTATATTTCATTGGTACAGGCATATCAAATTCAAAAGAAAGGTTTTAAGTATATTGATTATATACAACCAAAAGAAGAAGTGAAGGATATAAAAAACGTATCCTTCGCTTTTGATAAACTATATACAGAAGAATCACTTAATGAAGATGAGCTATTAGCTTACTATAAATACGAACAAAAAAATAAAGCATATTATGGAAGTTACTAAAAAAAGATATGATTACTCTAAAAAAGAAGGTGATAGAGTTGAAAATGATTTAAAAGAAAAATTAAAATTATTAGGTTACACTGTAAAAGAATCAACAGTTGAACAAGATAGATATAGTCATATAGATTTTTTTGTTAATGGTTTTGGCGTTGATGCTAAAGCAAATAAACATTTAAATAATGTAAGGCTTGAAATAACTAATGTGAATGGTAATAATGGTTGGTTAAAAGGAAAAGCATTTTATATAATATTTGAAATAGTAGAATTAAATTGTTATTCTGTATTTAAAAGAATTGATTTATTAAATTATGCTTTAACCTTTAAAGAACGTACTGAAAGTAAAGATGAATTTTATAAAATATATACAAGAAAAAAATGGAATAAAAAAGATGAAATTATTAAAGTAAAATATAATGACATAAAACAATATGAATTAAAAAAAATAAATAAATAAATATTTTTATATATTAAACCAATCAAATCAAACTAATCAATTATGAAAGAATTACCATATTTTAAATTTTATCCTAATCAATGGATTACAGGCAGTATATCATTTATGGACTTAGATGTTCAAGGTGCATTTATGAAAGTCTGCTGCTACTACTGGAGCAAAGAATGTAAAGTTTCCAGAAAACAAATTAAATCTTTAATACCTAAACAATGGAGTACTTTGTTAGATGCTGAGTTATTTAAGATAGAAGAAGAAGCTATTAGTATTAAATGGTTAGATGAACAATACCAGCAACGCTTAGTAGAACACAAGAGAAATGTTAGCAACGGAAAGAAGGGGGGCTTAAGCAGGGCTCAAGCATTAAGAAAAGAAAAGAAAAGAAAAGATAATTACGCAAATGATAATTTATTAAAAGTAAATGATGAAGTGCAAAAACTTCTTGACCAATGATATTAGAAGATAAAGCCACAGTACCGTATTTAAAAGCATTTAAAGAAGGTAGAATTAAAAAAGGTGTTGGCATTGGTTGTTTATTAGATGATTACTTTCTTTATAAGAATGGCAACTTTAATATGTTTTTAGGTTTAGATAATGTTGGTAAAACTAATTACATATTATGGTACTTAACTGCACTAAGTAAAATACACGGTAAGAAGTGGTGCATCTGGTCAGGTGAAAACAACGCTGGACAATTGAAGCGAGATATAATACAAATGTGGACAGGTGAAACAATTAAAGATTTAAATGAATATTTATTTTACCACGATGAGATTAGTAAATATTTTAAATTTATTGATAATAGAAAACTTTACAATCATAAAGAATTACTAAAGATATTTGAAGCTGAAGATTGTGATGGTTGTTTTATTGACCCATACACAGGTATAAACCACGATAGAAGAATTTCACAATTTGAAAGAAACTATCAAGTTTGTAATGATGTTAGAGAGTTTTGTAATAAAACAGGCAAAACAATGTTTATTGCAATGCATCCACAAACAGAAGCTGCAAGGCGTGTATATCCACCAGACCATCAATTAAACGGACATATACAACCACCAAGAAAAGCTGATTCTGAAGGTGGCCAAGTTTTTCCAAACAGGGTGGACAACTTCCTTTGTTTACACCGTTTGATATCACACGATAAATTGTGGATGATGACAGAAGTACACGTATATAAAATAAAAGATAAAGAAACTGGTGGCAAACCTACAATGTTAGGCGAGCCACTAAGATTTGATTACAATAATGGATTAGGATTTACAATTGGTGGTAATAACGTATTAAAACAAAAAAAATGAAGATATTAAATTTATATGCTTGTTTAGGTGGTAACCGTTACAAGTGGGATGAAGTTACAGATATAGAAGTAACTGCTGTTGAATTAGACCCAGAGGCAGCAAGATTGTACCAAGAGAGGTTTCCAAATGATAAAGTAATAGTAGCAGATGCACACCAATATTTATTAGACCATTACAAAGAATTTGATTTTATTTGGAGTTCAC